AGCATTCTCTTTTACTGTAGAAGATGGAAATGCAGATAATGTGGTGTGACCCATATAAATCTTTTGGTTTGTTGCCGTATAAGGAATTGATGTTACTGGGTCAACTTGAAAACGAATTTTTGTGATATTACCAACAGTATTAATTTCCGATTGTAGATAAATCATATCTGTCCAACCATATTTATAATAATGATTTGCAGGAACATTGTAATCACTGACTTCACCACCACCAATACTCACAACAGTACCACCACTACTTCCCTTTTGATATTTGATACGTGCATTTGCGTTAAGTGTATTACACGTATTGGTTGATGACCATCTAGTGAGTAACACAGAATAAGTACCAGATGTGGAACAGTACCAAGTTATTTCAGATTGTGTGTTATTATAATCATCACTCTCTGCTAATAAAGCACCACCTGTACCTGTAGAATATAATCTAAGGTAGGTATCAACCGTTGATTGTCCTACTGTTGAAAATGTATATTCACTACCAGCAGTCGCAACAAAATTAAATGCTGGTCTATTAGTAGAAATATAGGTTGCACTATATTGTACAGTAGTAGTTGGTGTTATTGTAACATTTGTAGTCGCAGTGTTACAATATTGTGAATACGACAAAATAGCTGTAAACGTAATTAAAATAAGTAATATTAATTTTTTCATGATAATGAATTTTTATTGGTGATTGGAATATCCGTTAATAGCTACATGTTGTTGGAATGCTTGTTCATATGCATGAACTAAGTCTATAAATTTATTTGACGCAATTAATTTACCGGCAGTATCAATTACTTCTCTTCTAACGCCATATGCGTATGCCTCATATAAGATTGCTTCAATATCATCACACTGTGCCATACTATCCCTTTTAATTTAAATATAATTAATATTAGATTAATACCCAACCTTACCACTTACGACAAGACCAATATCTAGCTCCGGTTCTAGTATTCATTACAACTCCCGACGTATTCCTAATTTAGGTAAATATGTTTTCCATACAGCAAGTACTTTATCTTTCTCAGCTGGAGTAAGTGTTTCGTTGTTTACCCAATGATCTAAATAATCATGTATTATTTTTTTAAATGGTGTTTTGCTTTTCTTTGCTTTAAGATACATACCATGAATCATTGCTGGTATCTCTTTTTTAAGTAAAAAATAGTTAATAGGTGGTTTAACGCCTGATTCTATTTTACTTCGCATTGATTGGTCTGATGGCAAATATTTTGATTGTTTAAGATTCCAACCAGATTGTGTTATATGTTCAATTTCGTGACGAAGTGTATCTCGCATTTGCATTGCAATTTCCTCAAGTATAGTAGGATATTCTGCTGGATCTATTTCGAAACGAACTTCTATTAAAGGCAAATCATCTGAATATTTCTTTGTATCATTGTATGCATCACCACCATATTTAAAGTCATTGAAATCTTCTTTCCACATTACTTTCAATGTTAAATAGAATTCCAATGGAATTTGTTCATTTTCAACTTCTTCAAAAAAGATATGTGATTGTTCTTCTGATTCAATTGTAGGAGCTGTTTCTGATTTAGTATAATAAATCTTCTCTCCTGCAAAGTAGCCATCAGGATCTTTTGTGGCAGCATAACTGTCTTTAACAACTGCTAACATTCTTCTAGACAACGCAGTTATTAAACTATCGTATCGGCCTTCTATTATAAGCATTTTTAGTGATATCATACATTAATAAATATCAGTCCATCATATTATAGTTCCAATATTGTTCTTTATCTTTATTATATGGATTACCACTTTGTTGATAGAAACAATTTAAACATAACAATTGAATATTTTCTATGCGATGATTAGTATCGTCACCATCCATATGATCTAATAGCAATGGTACCGTATCATCAGTTATTCTGCGTTCTGCATACCCACAGCAGTTGCATTGCTCTGGCAATATGTTTAATGCTAATAATCGATTACGAAGCTTCCATGTTGGATAATTAGGATAATCACCTGATAATATCCTATCAATTGAATATGGACTTGAAGTTGCTTTTATAACATCTTTTGCAATACCTACGCCGGCTTGGTTTGTATGCATATCATACAGAGTTTTGCCTGTTTCCCGATCCGTGTACATTTTAGCATATTTCCTCCACGTATCAAACGATATCTTAAGAAAACGGGCAGCCTCTGCATTTGATTTAGTGTTGGCAATTGCATATCGAATATCAGATTCTGGTAAATCGAAAGACGTCCTACCTCTTCCATAAACATATTTGTATTGATGTTCACTCATATTAATATACTCCTTTTTTTCTCAATTCATATACTGCATTTTTCGGTAACATTTTGCTAGCAAACATTGTTTTCATTTCTGGCTTAAGTTTGCTGGTAAAGTCGATAAATGTTTGATGATATAATCCTGAGTGTGCTTTTACTGCATCATACCATGCTGCATAGTTACGATAATCTAAATCAAAACGTTCTTCGTCTGTTTGATTTTCCCAATAGTCTAATTGATCTTTCAATGGCCACATATAGATTGGAATGTTCGGATCTTTTCGTCTACCCGGTAATACTGGAAGATGTTTTTGTTGATTTGTGCTTTTTGTAATAAATTTATCGATCATATTAATAGAACGATCTTTAGGAGATTCTCCTGTGTGTGCTGACTTTTTACCCATAACTTATTTTAGTTTTTCAGTTAATATAACTATTTTTCTCCAAGCATCTTCTGCTTTGTATATATGTATTGCTGCTGCTTCAAATTTTTTAACATTTCTAGCATTTTCTGCTCGTTTTAAATTTCTGTGAAATGTTGCATGTAATATGCCAATTTTAAAACGATAAAACCATTTAAACATAACTCTTATATTTTGATATTGTAACAACTAACCCGTTGTCTTTTAACTCTTCACATACCTCTTGACACTCTTCGTGCGTATCAACAAATATCGAACATTTGCTACAGTTATGTACCATGGTAGCACATTGTACTGCTTGTAGGTAGTTATGGTTGCAAATCTCCATTAAATTATCAATAACGTGATCAAACGTATTCACGTTATCATTATGCAGAATTACTTCCCATTTACCACGTTTATTTGTTGATTGTTTTTTCGACATCTCTGATGATCGCGCATTGTTCATAAAATTCATTTTTTTCGGCAAAATCCATGCACTGTTTCAGAAAAATTAGTTTTCTCTCAGAATCCCAATTAGGAGGCCAAGACCAATCTTCGGTTGCCATGCAATTAATCGACCTGATTAATAACTCGTTTATAAAATTATCTTCCATAACCTATTATATGAATTTTTGATTAATTAACCAAATTATTTAAATTTTATTTTGTCGCCAGGTTTTATACTGTCAGCTTGTAAGTCCTGGTTGAATCCCCTGAGGTCATCTAATGTATATCCATTTGCTAATGCTATGGATAAAAACGTTTCTCCGGGTTTCACGGTATGAACTGGACTATTGTTTAGTTTAATTACATCGCTACGTACCCAACCAGTATTATCACCTGTAACATATAACCATGTTTTTCCATCTTGACCTTTTTTAGCAGTTGTAACTTTACCAATTGCATTTGGCCAATATACTTTAGTTTCTAAATTATCAAAGAAACCATTGTCTACATAATCTTCTGATCTAACATTTGTGTAACCATATCCTGGTTTTGGATAAACTATTTTATTAACATACACTGATGGATCTAATGGTTTATTAGATACCGGTGTTGTTGTTTGTTGAGTTTTTTTAGTATTACGTTCTTTTGCATACTTATCAAATGCATCTGCATTAGATTTCATTCTAGTTACAACACCTCGTAAACTACCCGGATTAGTATAATTAGGATGTTGTAAATACATCGTTGATACGTTGCTCCATTGTCCCTTATTAATTGCCTCAATTGTATTAGGACCTAAATCGCCGCGATATACTGCATTTAATATTGCTTCTTGTACATATTTTGGATATGCATTAAACTTAGGAACCAATCGCTTTGCTTTAGATTCGTGTTCTTTAATACCTTTAGTTAACAATTGTTCTGCAGTAGTCGGCGTGATTTTCATTCCTGGTTTTAATGTAGGCAATACTGTAGCAGTAGTACCATATCCAATTGTTAATGTTCCTTTTAAAGGTGCACCTGGTTTGTGTGGTACTGTTGGATTCTCATCATCATATGCTAAATGATTTCCTCGTGCATCAATCGGACCTGGTCCTTCCCATGATTTGACCTTTTCACGGAAGTTATCATCTAATGCTAATATAGATTCAGTTATTAAAGATTTTAAACGTATCATTTTTTATTTTCTCGTATAATTAATTCACCTAATACTTCTAATCTACCAACTTCTCGTTGAAACTCAATTTGAGTCATTGAAGTTGATATTTTCTTATAAGTTGCATCAAACTCTTTTTTAGCAGCATCTAAATCAAATTTACCGGCAGCTGCTTTCTTATAATAAGGAAGTTTAACTTTAAAGTGGTGCCATGTTAATAATGCTAAGCCACCTTTTTTCTTTGCATTGTCTACAATCTTTTCTGCACCAGCTTCACGCGTATCAGCAAATGATTCGAATGTATCTGGTTTTTTTGTGGTTGCTTCAAATAGCAGTGACTTTAACTTCATCATTATCCTTGATTACGTTTGTTTATTTCAATTGCCGCCAATTGTTTCATTGCAGCTTTTTTAGTTGAATGTGTTCCTAATACATGATTGCCTTTTTTAGGCTTCACTACCCATTTACCATCTCGATGCTCAATACGTTCTCCCATTACTTGTTTCAAATGGTTTTTGAAATCTACTGGTACGAACTGAGGTTGTTGTGAATTGTATGCATCTGTTTTAGTACCCGTTCCAGATAAGAAATGATATACTTCTTCAACATCATCAGCTGATGTGGATATATGATCTACTGCCCATGCATGACCGTTGCTTAACAATGAATCCACTTTTTGTGGATCCATATTAAGTAATTCTCCAATTGCATGATGTATTGTTTTTAAATTCTGAAAGAACATGTAATTTTCATTTTCATGTTCACATCCGCAATCTTCCATACTAAGCCCTTTTTGCTATGATAGACCAAATAGCACCTGTTAATGTAATAACACTACCAACGATCACATCGATGGTTGCTTGATCTACTAATCCGTTTGATAATACAATACCACCAACAAATGTCAATGTGTGACGGATTAATCCTAATGTTTGTTCTTTTGTAAATTTCATTATATTTCCTTTTTATATAAATATTATACCACGTTAGATGCTACCCCCGTTGTGAAATAAGTAACAGATGTCCATTTTATAGGAAACCCGCCAGCATTAGGATATCCTGTAGCTTTTAAATTTAACTGAGTTTGATTTCCGACTACATCAATCATATATGTAAATTCTGGCAACGTGCCTGTAAAATCTGTATTTTTTACTTGAGTTATAGAACCTATAATTGTAACAGATGCATCTGCTTGATTATATTTAACTGTCGCATTTAAAGTACCACCAATTACTTTTGCTGTTCCTATATCATCCCCATATGTCCCGACTATATCAGTTCGTAGGTTATAACAAAATAAATTTACGCCTGTTAAGGTATTTGAAACTGAGTTTATTAAAGCTAAACTACTAGTAGCAGATCCAGTAAACGAACCTGTTGCATAAAATACTTGTGTACCATATGTCGTATTAGCAATATATCCATTGCTTTCTAAAAAATTTGTTTTAGATGAATATGATGCAGTTTGAGCAGTAACTATATATGATGCTGTTGTGGCAAATGATGCAGTAACAGCTCTAGATGCGGTACTAGCATATGATGCTGATTGTATAGTTCCTGTTAAAAATGATGCTGTTAATGCGTATGAAGCAGATGTAGCACTAGAAGCAGTTACATTGGTTAATCCATTGCCATTGCCGATGAATGATCCAGTAAACGAACCGGTTGCATATATGTCTGCAGATCCTGTACCATCTAATGCTTCTATAATTCTAGTTATATGCGAAACATCGATAGTGCCACCATTTGAAATTCCTGTTTTACTTATTCTTGCCATTATTTTTTATCCTTGTTTCTATTTTTATATGGCCACATATTTGCCGTTTTATCATTTAACCATTCCGCTCTATCATCACAACCACAATCTTCATCTAATATTTTAGCAATTGCTTTTGCTAATTGATCTAACCCAGTAGCTGCAGTTATTTTTTTAACATCATCGCCTAATCCTTTACTTTGCATATCTACTCCCGTTTTTTAAAGCATTTTGTAATTGCATTATTATTGTTTGATATTGAGCTGTATGTGGTATTTCAAATACATTGCGGCCTGGATATTGATAATGTTCGTCTGGCTTCATCATTTGACAATGTCCCGTATCATCAATTCCTAATACATCATGTGGAACATTTTGCATTGTAATACGGCCATCTGTAGTTGGTATCATTGTGCATTTACCCGGATGATTCCATTGTCCCATCGGGTCAACTACTCCACCCGTTTTCATTATAACTGCACTCCAACCGGTTGAGTTTAAAAGACTTTGTTTTGTGATATGAGGTATTAAACGATTAAGAACATCTTCCATTACACTATCTTCTTGTTCATTTAATACTTGTTCTAATGCAAGTTTACCCAAAGATACCTTTTTTTGTAATTGTTTTAAACGTTCGATATATCCTCTATTACGAAGATGTTTAAATGCCATATTTTCCACTGAATACTCGCCTTCGGCATCTAAACCTGTTTGACGAAGTCTTTGCAAACGCATTAATATGTTTTTTAGTTTAAATTCAATTTGAGGATCTGATTCTTTGAGTGAATCAATTTCATATTCATATGGATCTGCTTTTTGTTCTATTGCATCATCATCAATTGATATTGTTTCAGCAGATGGTTTGTTTATCCATTTACCATGTAATACTGAATAAATACCAACCGTAGAATTCAATACATCATTAGAATCCTGTGCATATAATTCTACAGGCAATCCTTTATAAGTTAATGGATAATTAACATTCCATATACTCTTTTTTGCATGCATGTAATTTTGAACTAACAACATGTTATCATTGATAGCAGAATAATTAATTACAACATGCAAATCAATATCACTGTGTTCCGTCCAATTGTAATTAGCACTACTACCTATTATAATAACATCTAAAATATCAGTGTCTACTTCTAAAAAATCATAAAATTCTTTTGCGATTTTCATAAACCCAACTCGTAATTTTGGTTGTAATTGATCGCCATCCCATAATTTAGGATTCAGTGTGCTATGTGTTTGATATTCTTGGATCATCAGTATTTACTATTTTATTAATAAATATGATTATTTCCAAAAGAGCTGAACTAATAATAAAGAAAGAGCTAAACATAATGATATTGCCGTTTTCATTGTTATTGCCTCATTTCTAAAAAAATAAGTCATACATGTAAATATGAATATACCAGCAGTGAATGATAAAAATCTACCTGGCCAGAATTGTCCTCCAAAACCCATAACAGCATATTTAGTTGCTTCCATAAACAACCAGGTGATAGGAACTCCTAACAACATCAACACAAAACGATATTGCTTAGCCCATTCCCACAACAAAGGCCCATTTACCTGGGCCCATACTGCTATTTGTCCTATCAAAAATAAACTTAATGATAAGAATATGTATTTATAATTCATTACAATGTTTTTAACATTTCAATCATTCGAGGACATGGATATATATCTACTTTGTCTTTTCTATAACTGTTATGTGTATATAAACCATTTTCACCACGCAATGCTTTAGTGTTTACTGAAAAACATTGATCATAATTAAATGTTAAATCGATTGCATATTGATCACGCCAATATGTTATTAATTGTCTTACTGATTCAATTTGTGCATCTGAATAACGGTGGTAATATGTATACCCTTTATATGGTGCATCTAATTTAGTAACTTGGTCTGCAGGTACTTCTCGATCAACATAATTATAATACTTACCGTTTTTTAATTCTAATTGACCCCAGTTACATATTTCAATACCAATTGAATGTTTATCTAATTCAACATATGGTACTTTATATGCACGGAATACTTCTTGTTTAACACCTAAATGATATGCCCAAAATTTAGATGAAAATGCTTGGCAAATTTCTCCATCAGCTGATTGTTTATTACCTGGGCCGCTAATTGCTACACACGTTGCAATGCGACCTCTATCATCTGTATTCCAATTGCTAATTGTATTAATACCAGATGAATTACCAGCTGTATGATGCAATACAATTTGTTTCTTTTCAGCTTCTGCTTTATAATACTGTGTTTCCTTTAATGGAACTTGTTTAATTTTACTTGTGTCTAAACTCATTGGTTTCCTATTATATTATTGGTTCTTCGTCTTTAGCCGTAGGCTTGTTAGTCGCTTTGTGTTTTGAAAATTTCTCTGCAGTGCTACCTGTCATGGCAGAAATTATAATAACCTCTACTACATTTAATAATCCAGGTGCTGGTGCAACTGCTCTCGAAAAACATGTTAATATCATCATTATCAATACAGTTAAAAATCCAGTAAATGTGATAACACGTTTAGATGAAATTTCACCGCTATGACAATCAGTTAACATACTTTTAACAAATCGTTTCATACTTATCCTTTATAGATAAATATAATTAAATATACTTTAAATTAGTATCAGGGTCATGTTTTATATAACTACCCCATTTATAATTTGCGTAAGTGTGACCATTAATCTCTGATTGTTGTCTCAATTCGCCATTTGTTGATGCTGATGCAAAGTGATAAAAATGCAAATTCCAATTACGAATCATTTTTAAATCACTTAATTGACATTTCAAAAAGAAATCCCAATCTGCTACCATTCCATTTTCATAATTTTCATCCCAACCACCAATTCTCAAATAATCGATCTTTGACATAAAGATTGGTAATGTAGAACCACATTCTTCTTGTTTATCGCCAGATGCATAATGATAATCAAACAACCAAAAACGTTCTAAATCAAATGACTCAACGTCTCGACCTAAATCTTCTATAATGAACTGTTTAAACATACTCGGTGTCGGTTCAACTTGGTTTGGTGATATTACACAACCAGGTTCCCATACATCTTCCAATGTAGTATCCCAAAACCTAGGAAATACATTATCATCATTAACTATTAATATTTTATTATATCTCGCATTGTATACACCTAGGTTAGTCCCCCTACAAAGCCCTTGATTGGATTCGAGTGTCAATATATCAATTGAATCCTTCCACCGTTCTAATACCTCTTTATTTAAGTCATAGAACCCATCAACAACTACAATTATTTGATTTTTGTTTTGTTGCCCCTCAATTGCAGATCTTAAACATAAATCTAATAGAGCTGGACTTTTGTATGTAGGTATAATTACTGATATCATATGTTTGACCAATTTGTTAATGGAGCTAACCAAGCAGTTTCACCGTGTGTTGAATAGCCTGGAATTGATGTAATTAATAATTCATTTTGTTCGCGTAATTCTAAGAACATTTTAAAATCATCTGGGTATGAACCTGTAGTCCATTTCCTCAATGTTGGTTCGACTCTTCGCAGTGTTGATACTTTGCTAGCAAATGTCATTGTGGTTGAATTGGTAATTTTCCAATGAGATGATTTAGATAGATAAACTCGCGTATCCTCAGCACCACCTTCACAATACGGATTACCACCGCGAAGTGGATCTAAATATTTATCCGGGTGATCATACAATGAAACAAATGAAGCTCCTAAATCAAATCCTTCTTGTATGATTTTATCGGCGTATAGTTTATGTAAATAATCATTTTCTACAAAATAAACAATGTCATCATCATTACCCTTTAAAGCCATATCCAATGCTAAGTTAAAAGTACCAGCACCATGTCCTACCGAAACTTTATGTATATTAATAGGATCGATATATTTGTTAATCATATCAATTGTAGCATTACTACAATTATCTGCAATAATTAATATGTCATGTATATGATTGAAAAATACATTGCAAAAATTCTTTAAACAAGTTTCATTGTTAATATAATCTGGTTTTACTTTATTGTAACCAACATCTGAGATTCTATAAATTATTTTCATACTTATATTATAAGGAATTAAATTCAATTATACTAGGAAATTGCATACAATTATATTGTTTTTTTAATCTGTCAGAAATATATAATTCTGGATTATTTGTATACAGTGTATCTCCATGTGCATCTATCGAGGTATAATTAGTCCACTTGTTTACTACATACTCAATATTAAGATCCCGGATATCAGGAATAGAATCTCCTCCAGTTTCTGATTTATTATAATCAGCACTTATATTCAATGATGATACAGATACGCCATGCAAATTGCAACGATATTTATAATCATTATCTTCACCAGCTGCCATAATTACATTTTCATCAAACATACCAACTTTTTTATAAGTATCCCGATGAATACAGAACAACGAAAACTCAAAAGCTCTATCATATGTCCCTGCAATATTTGTTGGTGTACATAATTGTGTAAGTGCTGCAAGATACTCCTCAGAATATAAATTATCTTCATTGCTAATAATAACTTTTTCGTATCCTAATTTATCGAATGCAATTTGACAAATTAAATTCCACCCACCTGCACAACCTAAATTTCTAGAAGTTACATGATGTACATATGGAAGTAATATATCACTATATTGTTGTTGACCATTATCAATGATTCGGATTGCAGTGTTAGGGAATCGTTCGGCATCAAACCATGCATCTAAGAACTTAGATGACCCATATCCTAGTATGAATAAATTATAGCTCATTTTTAATTGTATTTAGTATTTCTTCGTCAGTAATAAACGGGTTTAGGTTAATATGCTTACCCGCCGGAAACATATTTGCTGGACCTAGTTTAACTTCATTAAATCGTTTCATTACACCATATGGTCCATATAATGCATTCATAAAATCGGTAGTAATTATACATTTAGTACCTACCCCAGCTGCTAAGTTAGTCATACCACCTTCTTGACCTATCACTAAATCACAGCACTTTATAATAGATGCTGTGTTTGTATAAGTTGATGTAGAATCTAATGATGTATGATATTGTGTTACTGTATGATCATATCCCAATGGAATTAAAATACAATTAGATAATTCATTTAAAATATATGAAATATTTCGTCTATTTGTATTAGTATGTGACATTATTTGATTAACATTGTTTAATCCAGCTTTATATTCATCTTCTGTATACACAGCTGTTAATGTTTCCCAATTTGCTACATATCCAATTACTTTTGCATTAGTCCTATTTAATAAGTCTAATTCATATTTAGTTGACTCATTTAAAGCTGAATCTGTATAAATTGTGTATTCAGGTGTTGGGTTTGTTATCTGACAATGTTGTTGATACCATATGGTCGGTTGTATGTCTTGTTTACATTCCGGTAACTCATATATTAAATCATACACAGATTCATCGACATTATCTGGTAATAATACTATAGGTCCTTTTTGTTTTGATAAGAATACATTTGAAATATATGGATTATTTTTCAACAATGCATATGGTTGCGGAAATCCTATACAATAATCAACTTGGCACGTGCCATATTGCTCATGCATCTTTTTTGCAATTGATGATGCAAATAAAATATCACCAATAAATCCGTATGTTTTAATTAATATTTTCATTTTATTTTAATAGTTAAACCCCAAATCATATTTGGAGTATATGGATTACAATACTGTCTATAACTTTCATATGAATTGATATTTGCATCAGCTTCAAACCACTCATTAAAATCAGATGAAACATAATATTTCTCATCAGCAACTACATAACCAGCTTCTTCTACTTTAGTTTTTATCAATGCTTGTCTATTTGCATCATAATATCGTAAAAATGGATATCCAGTTTCTTGATAATTCATATATGGGCCGATTGGTAATGTTATTATCAATTTTGAATCGGAATCTTTTAATAATCTACATGATTTCAATATACCTCGAATGTCATGATTCCACAATACTATATCTTCTAATTCACTATCAATATCATATGCTTTACCTTCCCAAAACATACCAAAATGTTCAAATACTGATATTGAGATTATATAATCATATTTTCTAGATTCATCTAATTTTATAAAGTCTGATTTAATATGTTCCCAATTGGTATTTTTACGAAGCCACGAATCTGGTAATGATTCTAATATATCAGTAGTTGTAACATTAGTACATCCTAATTCTAATATACTTTCACTAACACCCTCAGATCCACCTTTACATTCGCCAATGATTAAAATATCATTATCAATATTTTCAATCTGATTAACAAAGTATGGTACCTCAACTAATTTTGTTCCGATTAATTTCATATACCAAATTCATTTTTTACACTGTTATAACTATATCCATGCACAAAATCAGTACCATTAAATTCTCGATCAAACTCTTGCTCAATTAAAGAAATCCAATCTTTATCAGATGCATGTCCCCAATTTTTAACTTTAGTTAGCATTTCTTCTTTAGTTCGAACCCACGAATAGTGATGCATCATAGGATTACCATTCAATGATAATATAGGATAATCGTGACCATTAATAAAATTCGGCAAATGATGAAATAGTTGTTGTCGTTCGTGTTCTGATTCTAATTGCCAATTACAATATTGTTTTTTTGTTAACAATCCAGCACCCTCAACTCTTGTTGCTTGATTTGCTGCATCTCTAAAATACCAATAACATGTAAACCAAAAACTAGCATCTTTATCTTTAATAGTTTCAAACCATGGCATAAATTCATCAGACAATATTTCGTCTGTATCTACAAATAGTAACCAATCATTTTTTGCAATATCAGTTCCTAATTTTCTACTTAAATTGTGATAATATCGAGGAGACTTAGTAGGATCATTCCATTCGAATAATATTATTTTAGTATTTGGATATGAATTAATGATATCATATGATGATTGTAATTTAGATTCATCTTCTGGCTGACCATTAAAAAAATGAGTACATATTGGAATTATTATTTCATCTGAAAATTTAGATAACTGATCTAAATTACATTTTAAAAATCTATAATCTATAGTACTATATTGTAAAATTGTTGATATCATTTATTAGTTTTTTGAAAAATTTTGAATGTGGTATGTATATACCCCTACCTGTTTAAAATCATATCCCATTTCCGGTAACATATGTGAAAGTAATGTAACATCATTAGGATATGGATATTTCTGTTCATTTGGATAATCAATGTATGTCGATTTATGAAATGCAACTGGCATATACCACCCCATACTATTATATTTAACTTCTCCAATTGGATTATTATTAATATAAGATAAAAATTTGTTATAATCAAACTCTTCTGGCGTTTTTCCACAATCAAATTCAACATTTCTGAAATTAACAGGTATTCTGCCAGATTCTATTAATAATCCAGTTACCACTGAATTAGTTGTTGTGTGTTTAATATAAAGTTCATCCCAACCCGGACTAACAAACATATCATCATTAATTAACAAAACAACATCATATTTTGCTTTACGTACACCTTCATTATATGCTGCGTATACATCTGTGTTATCTACAATTTCTACAATCTCATATGGATTAACTGTGTTTTGTTCGATATATTTTTTGCAAATGTCAATACATCTGCTATTTGATAAATATGGTAAAACTATTGATATCATATTGATGTGTCATTTTGTTTCATCCAATCGATTGTTTGTTGTACACCATCTTTTAAAGAAACTGTTGATTTATAATTTAACTCATTAACTGATAATGTAATATCTGGTGTTTTTGTTTTTGTTGTTAACATCTCAGATTCCTTATATGTTATTAAAGAACGATCTGCTCCAGTATATTCCCATATTATATCTGCTAATGTTTCTATATTGTGATACTCGTTAGATCCAATGTTATAAACACGACCATCAATGAAATTATCTACAATATTCGATATAGCTGTCACAGCATCATCAATATAAGTACTAGATCTATAATGATTTGTATACACATTAATTGGTAATCCTTTTAATGCGTGATAACAAAATTTACAATTAACCGAACGATATGGGTGATAATATTCACCTGGACCATATGTATTGAATAATCGTACAATTACTGCTTCAGTACCATATAATGCTTTTGAATTTGCAATTTGCATCTCATTTGCCCATTTTGAAATAGCATAATCATTTAACTGCTTAATTTCAAACGTATCCATAATATCTTCTCGCATTACGCCATCAAAATCACCATAAATCTCAGAACTAGAAAAATGTACTAATTTAAATTTATATTCTTTTTGAAGTGTTAATAAATTTCGCATTCCGATTGCATTTGATGTCCATAGTTGCTCATAATAATCTTCACCATTCCATCTACCGAATTCAGCTGCACAATTATATACTAAATCAAATGTTTTACCCGTTTGTGAGAATATTCGATCTAATTGACGATAATCACTAATATCACATCTACAATAATCTAATGTTTCTCCACTCATTTTTTGAGTAAAACCAATTTCTCCCGGAGCATGATATAAATCAATTCCAAATACATCATGTCCTTTATCTTTTAATTTTTGTTTTAAAATAGAACCAACTGTTCCTAAAACACCTGTTACTAATATTCTCATTTTTTACTTACTTCTTTTTAAAAATATGTGTACCTTCACCTACAGTATATTTAACTGTATCATATATCTCAGGCAATACAATTCGATGATATCCATCTTGTTCATATGCATAATTAGTATCATGTATTATAACATATTTAGGTGTATGCTTATTTAAAATATAATTAGCAACATCACCTCTACAATGCCCAACACCATCTACTAACACAGCATCGAACGAATATTCTTTAAATAATTCATCGATACGATCTGTTAATTTAATTGGTAGTTCTGGATTATAATCTACAAAGCCAATTTCATTGTACCAATTAACTTCGCGACCCCAATGTTTATTATGACCATAATCTTTTTCAGATACATGGTACCAATCTATTAATTCTGGATATAAGTCATCATTTAATTCGTATGAATATACATACTTAAAGTTTTCTAATAAATACTTAGTACCTTCACCTAAGCCAAATTCTAATATTGATATTTTATCTTTTTGTTCAACTGTCGTTTCGACAATATCAATCCAATCTTGATACGGCATTGTTTTATCCTTATTTTAACGTTTGTAATAAATTTCTATTAATAGCACCTAATTCATGATGATTAGGTAATGCTTCCCAAATTTGTTCATGCCACTGATGGTATACTAATTGAGAATCTTCAATTCTACATTGAATATTATTTTTTTGTAAATTGTGAAGAAATGCATCATCGTCATAATATATTCCTGATGCAAAATTATTATCAAAACCACCAGCATCTCTTAAATCATTTGTATGTATTGCTGCACAAAAATTAAATGGTTGTGGTCTATGAGATGAATGACAATACCATGAAGAGTCTGAAATATTAATATCATCAACCGGAGTTGTACGTGTAATAATCTCTGATGATTGTTTTGATAAACTCAATGCACTCATTGCAATATATTCTTTGGATTTAATATTATCTAATACATATTGTATGATGTTTGTAGTATGCATACATTCTGCATTTTGAATAATTGTAATCGGAGAGCTAATTAAATTAAATGCTTGATTAAAACCAATACACGGATTAATCCACCATTTATTATTTGTTTGTATAGAAACTAATTTTATATCTAAGTCAAAATCAGCAAAGTCTTCAAATTGAAGTGGATTCACACTCACATCGTCTACAATAATAATATCAACTAAATCTTTTGATTCTTGGTTCTGAATACTCTGTAACGTATTTAATAGTTGTTGTTTTCTATTATAATGCGTCATACAAATACTAATCTGTTTCATAACTATTTATTTACTTTTTTATAATAACTGATGTTATACTTTCATTACCCCATGTTTGGGTAACTAACTCAGTTGGTTTACGATGTATATTTATTTTTTTAATATTTTTTTGCAAAAATTTATTATCATTATCATTTATAAATATTGATTTATATGTGTTTGCTAATTGTGTTAAATGTTTCATATTATAATTTTTCAAGTATTTCTACAATTCTTTTAGATGTATTACCATCCCATTTATATGGTATACTTCCCGTTTTCCATTTACCATCGAATAATATATTCATATATATTTTAATGTTATTAGGATTAGTTCCTACTAATTCATTAGTACCATATATAACCGTTTCTGGTCGTTCTGTGTTATTTCGTAATGTCATACACGGAATATTCATTACTGTAGTTTCTTCTGTAATACCACCACTATCAGTTATAACGAGTTTTGAATGTTTAACTAAATAATTAAATTCCAAATAACTTAAAGGATCTGTTGTATATAAGTTATCATATTGTATATCCAATGATTGTATAATTTTAGATGTTCTAGGATGTACAGGAAATATTATAGGCAATCCGTGTGAATTATTTACAATTTCATCTAATAATAATTTTAATTGAATTGGATCATCCACATTTGATGGTCTATGCAATGTTATAACAATATATTGTTGATCACTAAGATTTAATGTATTCCAAATTTGAGGTTGTTTAAATTTATGTTGATTTTTCAATAATGTATCAATCATAGTATTTCCTACAAAGAAAATAGAATCATCAGATACATTAACTGCTTTTAATATAGATGTAGCTATTTCAGATGTAGTAAAAAAATAATCTGTAATTGAATCAGTAACTATCCTGTTAATTTCTTCCGGCATTGTCATATCACCAGATCTTATTCCGGCTTCTACATGTGCAACTTCAATGTTTAATTTTTTTGCAACAATAGCACACGCCATAGTAGAAGTAACATCGCCTACAACTAATACCAAATCTGTTGAATTATTGATTAAGAATTCTTCAAATTTAATCATGATTGCAGCTGTTTGTTCTGATTGAGTTCCGCTACCTACCTGTAAATTAATAGTAGGTTCTGGGATATCTAATTCGTTAAAAAAGTCACCACTCATTTTTTTATCATAGTGCTGACCGGTATGAACTAAATTATACTTAATATTAGTTTTACTCAATTCATGTATAATTGGTGCAATTTTCATAAAGTTAGGTCTAGCACCTGCTACTATAGTTATATGATTGATCATAGTGTGTTGTAATAATCGTTTTGTTTTTCTTGTCGTTCTATAGTCTTATGATGTGCTAATGCAAATGCAGAATCTGCAGGAAGATGTGATACTGTTGTGTATCCATTTAATACTTCGTGTACTTGATTTACCCATTGTATGTTTGGAGTATTTTTATATATTCTCCACTGATAGTCAGGCCAATTTATCCAATTGTCTTTATTTACTTGCCAATTCCATTTATTGATATGTTGATCCGTAATACCTTTTACGGTATTAACTCTTGGTACTCGAATAACATCTACTTCTGAATTTGCTTTTAATATATCCGGTAATATTTTACAGATATAATCAGTAGGCATTTCATCAGCATCAATTTGGAAGATGTAGTCTCCCGAACAGAGACTACTTAATTTATTCTTCCAATTTGCAAAGTGCTTATCGAACTTTGATTTATGCCAAGCAAACTCACCATTTGATGAATGTGCCCTTAAAAAATGTTCGACAGCGGGATCACCATTTGCTTCGTCATACAGTATAACTATATTATCTTGGTCTCGTTTGTGCTGAAGCAAAAAGTGCACTAAACGCTGAATTTCAATGAATTCATTACAAACCGTTATTGCGTATGTTATTGTCATATTATTAATATATGAAATTAATACTTATTTACCAACCGTTTCCAATCTAGGCAACTGGATCTTTTTTAGCTCTGGTAATTTTAATTCAACTGACTTCGGTATACTTGAAATGGCTTGATCTACAACACTCAACACATCAGTGTATATCTTTGCTACTGCCGTTTTAGTAAATGTGCTATTCGCGAAATATCTTTGTCTTTTAGCCGGTTCAATCCATTTTTTATAATTCTTATGAACTTCATCAAACATATTGCTAGCATATCTGTAATCAGGTGTAAACCATTTAGCATCTCCAATTAAAAATTCATTTTGAGCTGACGGGTGTATCGGTGTTAATTGACCTGGTAGTTTACAAATAAATTCTTCTTTTAAGAAATCTGCTTGACCTGAATAATGTGGTGCTATAATAGGTTTACCTGTTGTTGAGAATTCTAACAATGGTCTTCCAAATCCTTCTGCTTTAGTAAATGATACCATTGCTTTAATTTTTGGATGGTTATACAATGCATTCATTTCAACATCTGTTAAGTCGCCATGCAATAAATATACATTTGGTAAGTTTGCCGTTCCGAATTGTTCTTTAACCATATTGATTCTACTTTCAATATCTAAACGATCCATTATACTATATGTAGCCCCACTACATTTTAAAACTAATGCAGGTGCATCCTTTTTATTTTTAAATGTTTCGAAGAAGTTGTGAATAACACCACCAATATTTTTTCTATCCTCACCTAATTGTCCTTGCAACCAATGTCCTACTGATAAAAATGCAAATGATTCTTCAATTGAATCTAATATTGAGAATTGTTCAACATTTTTATTGTTATAAACAGTTTCATCAAAATACTCAGGAATTACTTCAATTTTAGTTGAGATAGTTAAATTGTGTTTTTTTGCTGTATCAATAAATACTTGTTTTGTGAAATTGCTAGGTACAATTAATAATTGCATTGCATTGATTTTTTCAATCCATTCTGCCGGGCAAATATCACCTTCAGTTCCTGCTGTTACTCCAATATTATATTTACCAATTGGTTGCAATTCATTTGGCACTGAAATTTGAACCCAGATATCTGGTTGATCTGGTAGTGGCAATGGGATAATTCTAAGTTGCAAATCTGTCGAGATTGGGTATGTCATTGGGGTATGACCCCATGGCAATGATACTAATTTAATATCCCATTCAGAACCCCTTTGTTCAATTAAATTTGTGATAATTTCACGTGAGTGATGACCATAACCTGATTGTGTCGCAACTGGCGACGCTATAACTACTTTTCTCATTATGCTACTATTCCTGTTCGTTTATAATTCAATTTTTCTACTTTAGTTAATGTGTACATTGGTCTTGATTCTTTAGGAGTTTCAAACAAGTAATCAATCATCGTAATCATTGACTGACCCATTTGTTCTGCCGTTAAACCATTTTTCAATGCCCATTCTCTACCAGCATATCCCATTTCATCTCTCAATGTTTCTGGAGTCGTATACCAATACATAATTGCATCTGCTACATCTTCAAATCGTACTCGGTCATCAAATATATAAGGTGTTGCTGGTGATCCTTGCAATGATCTATTAGTAGGAAATACTGGTTTAGCCCATACCCCATGCAATTTATACTTACCGGTGTGATTAGTTGCAAATTCACCATCAAAACGAATCCATTCTTCATTTTCATCAACAAACCCACATTGATCTTGCAACCCACCAGTAACATTGTTAATAATAGGAGTTCCTGACAATATTGCCTCAGTTGAACTAAGTCCCCAACCTTCATTCGAACCAATATTAACTACTACATCGGCTACGTTATACATTGCATTAAGATCTTGTGATGATAGCTTCTGCTCCGAGAATATAATTTTACATTCAGGTGCCAATGTCTTTGCTACTGCACGTAAATCGGTTCCATTTTCGTCTATTGCTTGAGTATGCATTAATAATGCAACTTTAGACTTTTGATCTGCTGGTAATTGATCAACAAAGTGTTTAAATGCTAATACTAAATCTCCTGGTTGTTTTCTTCGGATATTTCTATTATTCCACATTACAACAAAATCAACGTTGGTATCTGTTTTAATTTGTTTAAACATTGATTTATATGCAGTGTCTGCAGAGTCTAATGGTTTAAATACATTGTGATTCAATCCATGTGGAACAAATCCTGTAACTACTTGATTAGATTCTAAATAACCAGATACAGCATCATTATCATAATCAACAACGTCAAAGCCGTTTTGTTTAAGAACTTCTTTGTGTATATTGTCTGATTGTTTGCTAATTCCCATTATTAAATCACAACTACCATAATATGGCGCGTTCCACATTGGGTATGGTAAATCATCCCATATTGAGTAATAAATTAAAGGAATATTAAATGTAGTTTTAATTTCGTGTTCTAATGCATAAAGCCAAGTCCAATATCGTGGATCTGTAAAGTGAAATATTGCATCAGGTTGTTCTTGATTAATCAATGCAAATAATATATTTCGGTCTCCATATCCATTCCATGGTATCAATTTAACAGATACATCTTCTATACCCGTTTCTTCAGCAACTTGTGCCGATAAATCAAAAGCTTGACCAACTTCTGGGTGTTGTAATGCTGCACCTAATTGTACCCAATCATAATGCTGTACTGTATTAAAAATAATTTCTTTACTAATCGTTCCAATACCAGATGGCAAACGAAAATCGTCTGATAATAATAAAATTTTCTTTTTTGCTGGTTTAGTTGGATTGACTTTACGTAACTTAGGTAATTCCATTCTGTAACTTTCTATTTTTGTGTTTATAACTTTATTTAATATAAATATCAGCCAATTATAACTACTGGCTTATTTAACTTAGTAACATTGTTGTGAGCTGTTTTTAATACCGGATCTAAACTTGCTTCCGATGTTAATATCATCATGTAATCACATTGCGTTGCAATTAATTTCATTCGGTGATGTAATTGACTAAAATGATATGATTTCCCATAATATGACTCTGGCATTGCTGAGTATAAATTATATCCGGAAAATGATGGATTGAACTCACTATAGTTCATACCAAATTCTAATGCATATTTTCTAACATATAAATTGGCACCTTCATTACCTCCAGCACCTAATATAGTAAGATCATCTGAAAACTTTGTTTTTAGCATACGAAGTGTTTCTTGAATTTTTCGTTTGTTCTGCCAATTTGTATTTCCTATTACTGCAACTTTTGTCATTATTTCTTTTCATATAAAAATTTAACACCTTTTGGCATAAAGCCATATACCGTTCTAAGCATAGTTTCCAATGTTTTTGTGTTCTCTTTATGTTTTGGACCATCTATATTAGTACACAATACATATTCACATTTTTCTACTCCTACATATGGATCCCGCTTTGCCAATTCGAATTGGTATACATATATATGTTCATGTTTATAACGCTTCATACTATATAATAATAAATTTTATGAACGAATCCTATTTTCTTTTGGACAATTTACATAATCTGTCTTAAAAGGGCAATACTTACAATTTTTGTCACCTTTGCCGGATACTGCCATATAAGGTGCATCAGCATTCTTATTGCCTTCTGTATCAAAACAATGTTCAATGAATAAGTCAATTGATTTTTGTACTTTTCTTTGCGTAACCGTACCAGATGCTGGTTTGAATTGTTGAATTCTTTTTTGCGGGAACATTGATTCCTCAACTAACTTACGTTTAACAATAAAAAATTCAACATCTATATTATCCTTAGGAATACCAAATTGTTCTGAGAAATAATTCTTATAAGCAACTAATTGAGCTGCTTTGATTGAATCCGACTTTTGATATTTATTCCACCCCGTACGACTTGTTTTTATATCAATGATATGCATTGTATTATTAGCAACATCTCGTAACACAACATCCATAAACCCGTACCAGTACACTGAAGGATTCTTTATAGATGCTTGGGTACACAATTCAATTTCAATGCCAACTAGTTCCCAATTCTTTGTGGAAAAGTATTGTTTACGACGTTTCTTAAGCCAATCTAATATAGCGGCACCATCTTCTAAATATTCTGCTAATTGCAATGCATTTGAAAAGTGTTCTCCTTTATTTTCTTCTACACATCGTTTATATTCTTCTCTTAACTTTGTAGTTAGTATATCTCGCAAATTTAAGTCATCAGCACGTTTAACTGATTCGGTATACATAACCGTTAAGAAATATTGCAACGTTTCGTGGAATGCTGTACCAAAACAAGTTTCAATGCTAAATGTAAACGGAGACAATCCATCGATATATGCAAGTTTCCATTGACGTGGACATTTCTCATATATTGACCATTGCGAATATGATATTCTTCTAGGCACTGTTGTAGCATCTCTTAAAGACAACTTATACAATGGAGCGATATAATTTACTTCTGACTTCATACTATATTATAATAAAAATAATGATAAAAACCAACCGAACAGTAAAAAAAGCCGAACATTTCTGCCCGGCTTATTATCTAGGTGGTTTAGTTATTTAATATTCAAAAAGGTACCACTGCCACCTGCCATTGTGGTAGGTAACTGTCCATCCCATTTCTCAATTTTCTTAAATTCAATATAGTTAGTAGTTAACTCTTTTTGCTTTAATCTAATTGCTAATGCTTGAGCTGATGCGTTAATAATTGTTTCGGCTGAATCTGCTTTTGCTACCGCAACTTTTCTTTCACCATCTGCCTTAGCTGCAATTGCTTGTTGCTTAGATGCCTCAGCTTGTTGCACTGATTTTGTTTTTGCAATAATTGCTTCTTGTAATGCTTCTGGTGGAACAATATTGGATCTCATTTGTGACACAACAAACCATTTTGATAATCTTATATTACATTCAGCAACAATAGCAGCTTCAAATAATTGTCTATGTCCAAATATTGAATCAACTTCCCATGTATTTGCTACGTCATTCACTGCCCCTACAATTGCAGTTTTTAGCCAACCTTGTTCAATTGTAGCAATATCCAATCTTAAATTTTGGAACATATCACCAACTGCAGTAGGCTTTAATGAGTAGTTGAATGAAGGTTTAATGTCAGCTGGGAAACCACCATCAGTAATTACTTGTTGCTGATCAAACTCAATATGTTGCTGGAAGGTAGGGAACTCATACACATTTTCTGTCCAACTATTATACATAACATAACCTGTTTTGTATTCATAATTACTAACACCCCTAGAGTCACCAGTTAAATTAACTTTGATACCAACATGGCCGGCATCGACTCTTTCAATTGCATATGGCTGAAATGCACTAATACCAATTCCAATAATCACTAGGGCAGCTCCTTTGATACCCGTTCGCATACCTGAATTTCTTTCAGCATCGCCTTCTTTACTATAACTAGCTTCGCTGTATCTACGAGCTCCTTTAAAAATTGATATCGCACCGATAATCAAAAATGGCAATAAAATAATTACACTAATCATTTGTTTCTTGTTTTTTGTTTTTAGTTAAAAATTCGGCAGTATATTTTAAAAGGCCTACCGTTGCACCTATTACTACTAATGTTGATAATAATTGTAACCAACCATTAAAAGGTCGACTGATAACATATTCAGCATAGACTGATAATATGAACATCCAACTTACCCATAATGGTATTAGAATATATTTCTTCATAACTTTATTTTTTATACTATAATAATATGAAAATAAATTCTAATTTCCAAATTTTTCACTCTGTTCTTTTATATAAAGATCAATAGTGTCTTTTGTCTTTTCTAAATCTTGCAACCAATTGCCTTTATGTCGACATCTCAATATACGTTTAATTATATCAAATTCATATGAATTTAACTTAAAATCGTCTGCAACTTTATAAATAGTTGTTGATCCGATATAATGGCGTTGTGTATTATAATCCTCAATTGGTTGTACCAAATCATCTGATGTGAATTCGAATGATTCATGTAGGTTTTGTTTGATCATTTTTTAACTCCTTTACACATTGTTTTTATTTCTCCGTCTGTATACCCATATAATTTCAATAAATTAGTGCATGATGTCTGATCCATTAATTCTATGTAATCAGTTGCCTCAGATTTACTAACTTTATAATGTTCTGTTACTTGATTAATTAGTTTGTCAGAAAATTTGTCATCTTTTTTACCTTTTATGTATTTTGCAAAAGATTTATTAGTTGGTAATAAATCATGATACAAACGATATGTTTCTTGTGGTCGAAGCAATCCGATAGTATAACATTGCAATTCATTAACGATTTCAGTTAAATCTTGTCTCATTGACAACCAACGATTCACAATATATGGACTAAACAATTTACGATCGGTTTCTGACCATTTACTCCATTCTTTCTTTTTACTCGTCACACCATCAACAAAATCAAATATTGATGCACTTTTCTTTTCTGTCATAACTTATATTTCTTTTTCCATTGTTCTTCAAAGCAATCTCCAATACCTAATTCTATAACTACTGCAATCTCAGGCACACCTGGTAATTTTTTTGTTAGTATTTCATCAATCGTTTTATTCCTAAAAGTTTTCATTTTAGTTGTTGCATTAGAACGACTAGATGTTTTAAAAACGATAGTTACATCAGATTTATAATATGGGCTAGACATTATTTCTTTATTTTAACCGGCTGAAATTCTTCTGGAATTGCACCACAATCATCACAACGAAATACAGGTACTGGTACCATTGTATCTTTATCTCCACCTGTAAGAAATTTTGATACTTTGTTGATTGCCATTACTTGACGAAAATACATTCCATCACATTCGCCGCATATAATCGGTTGCATATCATTTGGACCGATATTCACATTTAGTTTACTCATAGTTCTCCTAATAAATTTATAAACATTGCCATTATGTTAATTTCTTTATCAACCACACTAGCATCTTTAAATTGAGCTTCTGCAATAATTAATATAACAGCCCCAATATGACCTGTAGCATAGTCATCTAATGCATCGAATAGGAAAGTGTATAATGGCGTAAAATCTTTAACTTTGCTATCCGCGATAATTTGTCGTATTTTAGTAAATGAATTCTGCTTATTCTTAGGATCTTTCAATACATCAAGTATTTCTGACATATAATTAGCTTGTATAGCACTTGCCTTATCCAATTGCAATTTACCGCCTACTACAGATGCTTGTGCTGCATTAATTGCACGACGAATATCTGGATATGATGCATTTATAATTGCAGCCACATCTTTGATATCATATGTAACTTTATTTTGGTCTAATACATCGACTAATCTCTTTGCTACATCTTTTTTATTTGGAGGAGTTATAGCAAATGTCTGGCAACGTGATTGAATTGGATCGATGATCTTCTCAACATAGTTACATGTTAAAATGAAACGTGTAGTTTTGCTATAGGTCTCCATTAAATTACGAAGAGCTGCTTGTGCATTTGGTGTTAAGTAATCAGCCTCATCTAAAATAACAATTTTCCAACGTTTAAACCCAACTGTTGATGCGTAACGCTTAATTTTATCACGTACCGCATCTACCGAGTTTTCATCCGATGCATTAATGTACATAATATCCGCGTCAACCGAACCTGCAATAATTTTTGCCAACGTTGTCTTGCCAGTCCCAGCACTGCCATAAAATAGCAAATGGGGAACATCGCCATTAGAAATAAATATCCCAACTTTTTCGATAATGTGTTCATTTCCTATATATCCATTTAATGTATCTGGGCGAAATGATTCTACCCATAATGTATTTTCTTGAGTTCCGTACATATTATATTATTTATTTTCCTGTTGATCCAAAACCACCTTCTCCTCGCACTGTATCCGACAATTCTAATGATTCTACAAATTCTATTTGTGGATATGGTAATATCATTATTTGTCCAATTTTATTTCCTACTTCATATGATAATTCGGATCCGAATAGTTCACCATTTTCAGTTTGGCTCATTAATAAATCTTTAAATCTAAGTTTAATTTCTCCACGGTAGCCACTATCAACAACTCCAACATGATTAGCTAAAATTAATGGTGTTTTTGATATTGATGATCTAGCAAATAATAATCCTACATAACCCTCAGGAATTTCAATAGATACACCAGTACCATATTCAATGTATAATCCATCTGGTGAAATTGCTGCAGATGTTGCTACAAGATCCATACCAGCATCCCCAATTGCTGAATAACTAGGGATAACTGCATCTGGATGTAATTTTTTTATTCTAATTTGCATTTCTTAATTCTGTAACATTACTAACCAATAAGTAGAATCAAAATCAGCACCTGTGAAATCAATTCTTGCTAATCCTTGTGTCGATACTTTAAGATGACCAGCATCTCCTCTGTTTGCAACTAATACTTCTTTCAATTTATCAGCCGAGAAACATACTGGATCGATTGCATTAACACCACCATCCATCTCAAATGAAATGTTATCTGCGTTAACTGTTGAGTAATTAATAATAAATTTAATTTTACCATTTTGCACTGTTACCGCAAAGTTTTTAGCATCTGGTAAAGCATTTTTTGCTTTGATAAATTTGTTAATGAATTCCTCATTTACTGGAATACTTACTTCATATTCAGGTTCTGCATTGATAGACGGAACTGCCGGTATTACGGTTGTATCTGCTAACATGAATGTTGCTTGAGTACTACCCTCTAAAATTTTCATTGCATAGTTCTTACCCGCCGCATCTTTTACTTGGATCTCAATATTCTCACCAACTGCTGATAACATTTTTGTTAATGCACCTGTGTGATTGATTCCTAATGAACCTTTCATAAATGGAGTCGTTTTCCATTGTATCTTACCTACTACGGTTTGATCTATATCTATTAATTCACACCCAACCCCAGCTTCATTTTCTTTTAAAATAACTGCCTCACAGTTACCTGCTAAGTAGTAACGGTTGATAAATGATTGTAATTTGCTTTTTTCCATATTGTAACTTAATTAAAATTTAAAGAATGAATTGAATTTATTTGCATCGGTTGTAGAAATACTATCTCCACCGAATTTCTTATATGTTTTTTTGTATGTTGAATACACGTGCATTGCATTGTCTGGATCTGCGAACATATCATGTAATGATACAATAACATTGAATAATTCTGCTGGAATTGCTGTTTCTAACAATTCAACATGACTATCTACAATCTTATCAACATCTTTAGCCATTTGACAATATAAATGCGTATTGTGAACTACCATACGTGGCATACCTTCTTGTGAATATCGATCTAACCCGCTTTGTGTCTGTCCACCTAAATATTCATATGTAAAATCTCTACATGCAGGACAATCTATACTACAAGGGACATGTTTTGTTTTATCAATTGATACAGTGTCTTTACCTTGTTTAATATGAGTTTTTCTTCTATACTCGGCATTCTTAGGGAAATACAATTCCGTAAAAGTTTGCGTTTTATAGTTAGTCGAATGCAAATAAGTACCATATACTGGATATTGACCTGGAGATGAAGAATCTGTAGATAATTGTACACGTCCATCTGTCAAATCATTCAATAACTTTTGCAATGTCGATAAAATGAAGAAATCTGATATTTTAGATATACCTAATAAGTGAATAAATTGTACATGGGGTTTTTCAAACTCTCTTTCTTGAAGCATAAGTGCCACAACATACATAAAATCGACTAAGCGTTTAGGACCACCAATACACCAACCATTAAATGCGAAGTCTTTGAATTTGTGATACCAAATATTGTATTCTTCACTATAAGTACCCTGAATCACATTTAAAAACTTAGTTTTACCTGATTGATGTGTTTCAAACCATTTAAAATTGTCAAATGAAATATCCATCGAATCTTGGAATCGATTCTCAAATGTAACACGCGGAGGAATATCTAAATTTGCTGCAACATCTGAATTGGCTTCTAACCAATGAAAGATCTTTTCACGAATGGTAGTATCCCATTTAAGTGCTCCTGTGGCAATCTGGAATCCTCCAGAATCTCCAAATACTAATACATCATCATCCAACCCAATTTGTTGACGGAAATCCATTTTCTTGTAATGGTGACCTGCTGTAATCAAGAAATATGGATGTCTCCATTCTTCTGGGTATTCCTTTCCAAAGAATCTCATAGTAGTGTCATCACTAAACTTCGAGTCCTTCTTAAAGGCAGATACCATTGATCCTGCAGATAATGATGGATAGTATATAAACTTTTTACTCATTATTTACCTTTGTTTGTTAAAATAATTATTAATTAGATGTTGACAATATTCTTTTTCATGCCATACATTGAGTTCTTCTGATATACCATTAACGATAATGTATGCTTCAATTCTTCTACCTAAATCAGCCGTATCAGCAAAGTCATAGTATCTATTATAGTCATTGTTGCATATTCGGTCTAATACCTGAACAGCATCAACAACTGAAAATGGAGAATACATACGATTCGTTGGAATAAATTCTGGGAATGATCTAAAATTTGGAAATACTACATCACAACCGAAACAAGTAGATTCTAATACCGTCCAAGAAACATAATCTTGAAGTGAACTATTAAATTGAATTCTAGCAGTTGCTAATTCGTGATAATATTCTTCTTTAGACAAATTACTTAACAATTTAAATCTAGGCTGATTTCTTGCTAATTCTTCCATTGCCTCAATTACACCTGGTACCATTGATTTAAATGATTTACCTGATGTGGTTACGTGCCAAACATATGATGGATTATCATTTAAAAATGATTCAGCAACTTTCATCATGAAGAATGGATTCTTTTCTTTATCAAATCGACTCGAATACACAATTTTATTTTCTCGCGGACTAAGTGCACTATATTCAGGATATTTTGCTAAAGTTAATTCTTTATGCAATGGCAAAGAAACAACATGTATAGGTGCCTCAAATCCAGCTTCTCGCAATTGGTCTCTGTGTATTGTGGATCCAACAAAGATACCGGTCATTCGTTTATCTAAACCTAATTCAAATCCACGCATCCATTTACGCATAGGCCATGTAAAATCATACTCATCTACACTTTGTGCGTGTAGCATTGCATAAATCTCAACTTTAATGCCATATAGATCCAATGCATACAATATTGATTCGATACCCGGGTGCCAATAATCTTGTAAGAATATAACATCGCCATTAGACACCTCATCGCGATTCAACATATCTAAAAAATTGCTACATTGACTCATAGCAAATTTACCTCTACCTACCGCATCTAATACAGCACCAACTTTAATTTGTTGATCAGGGTCAAATTCACCTTTAACATCAATAAATTTAATTGCACCTGTTTTCTCATATGGCGCGAAGGTAGCCGGCATCCATTCTTTACTTAATTGATAAGTATAACGTGCCTTAAGTGGTTCCAAACCGAAATAAAAGATTTTCTTCATAACCTATAATATAAAATAATATTCAATGATCCAACCTATCTTTCGATAATTGCACCATTTTCCCAATCTTCCCAAACTTCCACTTTATATAATTCTGGGAATTGACCCAACAAATATTCTCCAATTGATTCACACGACATCGGACCAAACTCTAGACATTCAATATCTCTTTCAAAATTCAATTGTAGATTTCTTTTTATTTCTCGATTCAATAAAATAAACTCTTTGTCTCGGTCCGTATGTGTTACTGTGGCATAACAACGGAATCCGAACATATGACGATGTCTATCTGATAGGAATGCTACTTCTGGAAATATGTCTTTTGCTGCAGGCCAATTGTGAAACCCTTCTAAACTAAATGTTACTACTACGCTGTATTTCATCTGCTATTAATTTTTTGTATTTTGTCGTCGACCACCTGTGATATACTCTATTTATATAATGAATATATGTACCTAAATCTTTGCCGGTAAAATCGTTACCAATATAATCATCTCCTAGGAATCTTACATCCGGATCAATTGATTGTATTAAAAATTTTAATTCAGCTTCAGTGTTATAAGTTAAAATCATACATCCGGTAACTACATATTCTAACATCTCTCGACGTTCGGTTGCTGTTAATACAGGTTTTAACTTTTCAGGACGTTCTATTGTTGGATCATCATGCAATAAAATAATTAATTGGTCACAATTTCGTTGACACTCTTTAAACATTTTAACATA